ACCCGCTCCCGCTGTGCTCGATCGAAAGGATCTGCGCGATGTCCACCAGACTCGCCGAAACAGTGTGCTGCAGTTTCGTCCCCTTGCTCTTCACAATCGCCATTGTTCACACCTCCTAAGTGTGTTGAATCGAGAACTGAAGACTTCTCACGTAGTGGCGTTGATCTCGGCCATCGCCGGTCAGGATCACGTCATCCCGTGCATTTTCCCAAAGGACCGCGTTGATCGTGTCTGATGCCCCGGCTGCCCCCACGTAGTCGCGTAGAAACGTCTGCACGGCAGCAGCCAACGCAATCGATGCAGGCCGGTTGCTCGCGTAACAGTCGATGTCCAACTCGGTCTTTTGCAACGTTCCGCCCGTTCCGTCGAGTCGCTTGTAAGGGTCGTGCCCGGTCTGCGTGAT